AAGGGCCGATACGCACGCTTGGAGGACTGCGAATACTTCAACCGGAGTATGTGGTCTAAAATTGAAAAGGCACTCTCACACGCCCCTCCAATCGCCTTTACTCCGCTATCCCTATCATCAATCCCGTATTCTATTCTGAAACAGTGTGTTGTAATTCAAATCAAGAATCCTCAACCACGACATATCTCGCAATATCTCAGCGATTTGAAAACGAATCTATCTCCCTCCCTATCGCAAGCAATAGCCAAGTCGTCGCAATCTTGGCGTCAGGTGAAAATGCTCGTTCAAATGAAAATGAAACCAAGCAATGATTCAATCCGATTCACCCAAACAAAAGACCAAGCAAAAGCGATACTACGAGGTGACTATCCCGACCCTAATTTTGATTGCCACCCGTTGGCTGTTTTGGAGGTTGCATCTCATAATGGAGTCTCCCCTGATTCTGTTCTACGAGGTTTGATGCTACATAGCGACGCTTGGAACATCGAGGGTCTAAGTCAAGTATCAAAGGCGTATATCGCTACACTGCGAGCCAATAAGACTGATTCTCCCCCATTTTCCAAGAGATAGAGTGTGAGACATTGTTATATAGGTGGCCCACTAACGCTAACACATGACCGACCACAGCCTCCGAGAATACACACCCGCCATCGGAAACCAATACCGAGCGCACATGGGAAACCTTGCAAGAATCCTATCCGGTGAAATGGAAGGCGTTGGACGAGCAGTCAAGCGTTTGGAAATCTCCCCATCATCCCCATGTGCTACTGACGGCGACACTGTTTTCCTCACATACCCAATCTTCCCATCTGTTACAGACGAGCGAATGAACATCATTTGCACCGAGGCGGTATTGGCTCACGAAGCCGCAGGACACCTTCGCTACACTAACTTCAACGCATGGAAGCGAGTCACCGACGGAATCAAGAAGGGTCATGAAGACAAATTGCTTCACGACTTCGTGAACATATTTGAAGACGCACGAGTCAATTACCTTCTCGGTCAAGACTTTGGCGGTTCTAAAAAGCGACTTGACTTTGCTCAATCCGCAATCATGGCAAGCCACCGAGAGAAAATCATGGCTTCTGAAGAAGGCATCACCGACGGCCAAGCACCTAAAATGGCAGTCCTTGCTATCGCAACCGAGGCTATCATGAATGAAGGACATTGGTTCGACCATGACGCCATCATCAACATGATGAATGACGCACGCCCCCTCTTTGCTACGGCAATTGCAGGCCGTGATACGAGTGAAGTCATCAAGGGCGCTCGTGCTGTCCTTGAAGTCTATCGAACCCACTTTCCCGAAGACGAAACCGGTGGCAACGAATACGGAGCCTCCGATTCGCCGGAAGGCGAGGGTATTTTCGCCGATGACATGAGCATGGAATCCATCGAAGAAGCCGCTAACAGTCAAAAGCGTGAAGGCCAATCCGCTGAAAAGGTTGACCGAAAGCGATTCAAGAAAATCGAAGTGCCAACGGAAGACAATACCGGCAACGGTGAAGGCGAAGGCGACGGCGAATCTGAAGAAGGCGAAGGAGCCGGAGACGGTGAAGGCGACGGTGAAGGCGAAGGAGAGGGCCAAGACGGCGACTCCGGTGACGGAGAGGGCCAAGACGGCTCCGACGGCGAAGGAGAAGGCGGAGAAGGCGGAGAAGGCGAGGGTGAAGGCGACGACACTCCATCCGACTCCAAGGCCGCAGGTCAAGCCACTCCATCCGATTCTGACAAAGAAGGTGCGGGAACAATCATCAAAGCCGGTGACAACCACTTCGACGGTCTTCTCTCCGGTGGAGACATGAAAGGTGGACTTGAAGAAGCCGATGCTTTCAGTGGCATTGACTACGCCGAGAACCTCCTTGCAGAAGCAAAGGACATCATGGGAACCATGGACGACATGGTATTCGATGAAGACGGCGAATGGACTAATGCAATCGTTGATACAGGCGAGATGTGGGAAGACGGCGGTCATGCAGTTAAGGTCGGCAAGAACCCAATGTGGCGAGAGGGCGAATTGGCTCACTCTTCACATTACTCCGAAACCGCTAACGCTAACCGTGGCGGAATCAATCGCATGGCTCAACAAATCAAGAATCTCGTCAAGGGTGCTGATTCACGATTCTCAACCCATCATAAGCGAGGCAAATTGGATACCCGCCGACTCTATGCTCACACATCATCCGAGCGTTTGTTCCGCAAGGCCAAGGTCTTGCCTCAATTCAATCTGAACTGTCTCATCCTCATTGATGCAAGCGGTTCGATGGGCTGTGGCACTCGTGCTGAAAACGCCGCTAAGGCCGCTGTGACACTTGCAGAGGCTATGGAAAAGGTCGGAGCCAACTACGAGATTGTTGACTTCAACTCATCCAACGGTGCTGTTACAGACTACCAACACGGCATGACTTACATCAATGTCCGTAAGCCATTCGGAGAATCACTTTCAACCACCATGAAACAACAAATCGTGACACCATTCGCAGGCTCTCAAAACAGTGACGGATGGGCTGTGCAATGGGCTATTGAGCGAGTCATGGAGCAAGACACCGATGGCATGGCGAAGAGTATGGTTTTCATCATTTCAGACGGCTCTCCTGCCGGCCCTTCACCATACGGTGTATCGGCTAACGCACACCTTCGCCAAGTCTTAGCAAAGGCCGAGAAGCAAGAAGTAATCCTCTTCTCTGTCGGCATTGACGGCATGGATACAGCCAAGTTCTACGGCAACCACGGATACGCTACCGTTGGCAATTCGGACACCCTCGCTCAAGACATCATCGTGCCTTTGAAGAAGGCATTGAAGAAGGCAATCAAGGCATGAAGGAGATGATGATATGGAATGGCATGGAAAAAATCAGGCGTGGCGAATAAGTGGCTCATTATTTAACGGTGTACAGACTGTGTTTCCCAAAGGTTTGACCGATGGGATTCAAGCCAATATCCTCATGAATCAAAACCCCACGCTCAGAATCTTTCTACAACCACGAGATTTAAGCAATGACTACGATTTAATTGGCGTAGTTCAATCAACGAATGGTCTTTCGTCTTTTGGAATATACATTGCTCGAAATAAGGAACCTCATCAACCCCAAGTATGCGTCGAATTGATGACCCCTGCCGCCGCCACCGAAGCAAGCGAACGACCGAATCATTGGGACTTCAAACATGCCCTATTGAACCAAATAGTTCATCGGGTGGCCGCTGTCATATTTAGTGACATTGAAGGTCATGACTTTGGTGCTTTTGGGGTATATGGAACCTCCACCTTAACCCCTCGATTCTTAATCACCTCGGATTATGATTGGCAAACCATAAAAGAAAATGCGTTAAGGAATGTCGGACGGATAGAAGGCGAGGCGTATTGGAAGGGTTCGATACAATGTCCGAGAGATGCTTCATACACGACTGACGACCACCACTCTAAAGACAGAGGGATACTTTGGGATGAACTCATCTACAATGTTCCCGCCGTGTCCGATGCTGACACGCATGTCTATGTCGAAGAAGAGGACACCAAATCCGTTATTCCTGAGAAATGGCACACCATCAAACCGATGTGGAAAGAGCATACACCAATCGTGTATTACAACCGGAACCAAGCGAATCAATTTTGGATTGAAGAGACTCGCTGTAAGACATGCGGGCAAAGGATTATAGTGCATCTAAGCAAGGCTCAATGCCCCGAAGGCACACCGGATACGACCATACGCTGTTCGGCGTGTAAAAACGACTTTCAATTCCATTGAGAGTTAGGTCATTCTTGAGATACCTTTAAGTATAGAAACCCACAGCACAGAACAGAGGCGACCAAAAATGCGAATCCCCAAGGCACTACGAACAGCAATCCGAACCCGACTACGAAACGACACTCGTCCGATGACGAGTAAGGACATTAGTGATTCAGTGAATCCAATGGTCAAAAAGTCGAATCAACGAACCGTCCGTGAGATGGCCTTCGTTCTCAAGCAAATGGCCCGTGAAGGTGATTTGATTATTTCAAAGGAAACCAAGAACGGTTTGACGCCATCCGGCAACGAGCGAAGCCGAGTCGAATATGTTCTCAATTTTGAAGCCGTTGACCCTGACATCGTGGAGGAATCAGAATGAGCAGTCTTCCAATTCACATTCAACAGAACCTCATTGCAGGTGTGCGACCACACGAAAAGCGTGTTGTTCTCAACCTCGCCGAAGTTAGTCGAATTAAAAACGACAACGGCACATATCGAACATACGAAGACTTCGTGGGCGATTGGAAATACATGCACTCAACCTTTGTCAAGAAGGAAGTATGCACTCTATGCAACAAAAAAGACATTCGTGAAGCCTGCCATGTCAAGGACGCTGTATCAGGCGTCTCAATCATCGTTGGCAACGAATGTGTGTATAAGCATATCGAGATTACCACAGACGGTTTAGAGGGTCTTACAGGAGATGCAAAGCGAGACTTCTTGAAAGCCAAAATGGCGGAGGCCAAAGCACGATTCTTTGCCGCCGACTTCTCGACCAAATACAATCTCAAAGAGTGGGACAGAATCACTGATGTGATAGACGCTGAACCACGATGGCGAATTGATTCAATCGAAGAGATTGACCGCCGATACTACAATTCAGCAAAGCGCATGATTGCCACGAAGGGCTACATCCCCGCTACAACCAACACACACCATTGGTTCGACACCACTTGGCATAAGTGGCATGGAATCACCACGAGTATCACGGCTCGCAAGGAACGCAGGGCCGTTGAACAAATCGAGGCCAAGGCGAAGTCGTTGGTAATCACCAACCGCCGCATTGCCGATGCAACAGCATTCAGAGTCATTGCCGAGCAAATGGCCGAGGACGGAGAAATTGGAATCGGCACGCTAAACGAATACTTGAGCCAAACAGTCCAACACATTCGCACCCATGGAATATCAAATTGGGGATGGAGGAAAGCACATGAACAATTATACAATCAAGTGATGGCAGGAGCAAGTACAGGTGGCTCAACCAAAGGGTCAGACATCGACAGGGCTATTGCAAGCGATAAGACCAATGATTGGGAAAAGGGATTCTTACGCTCCATCGAGCAATGGATTATTGATGGCAAGTCAATGTCCGGCAAACAACAGGCAATTCACGACCGAATCATGGCTAAGGTGAAATCGTGACCCGATGGATGGCAAACAGACCAATTCCAAGGGCTGTCGTGACGCCTAACGGCGATAACTCACCAAGTCGTGAGGTAGCCGTTAAAGGCATAGGAACAGTGCCTAACTGCCCATCCTGCGGTCGTAAGGGGCCAATTGACGCCCTGACCCTTGGAGACGGTGTTACATGGCCTAACATGGTCGTGATATGTGGCATCGTTGGCGACACCGGATGCGGCCTATATTGGTCTTTGACACCCACGAGACTCGATGATTTACACGAATTATCATGACATATAGGCGGCACTGTTATATAGGGGATGCGCTAAGGACTAAACATGCCTGAAAACGGAACAACGGAGAAGATTTACGGAAACGAACTATGCTTTGGATGCGGAGCAACCTGTTGGGGAACAATGTGTCATTACAACGGCTCACTCGTATGCGTCGTATGTGCAACCTCTTGGATTCGTCAAGACCTTGCTTGAACGGGGGCAAGTGTTCTAAACCCTGCCTCCCCATGAACACTCATGGCGGAGGACAAGGCGGCGAGCCGACTCACGGCGGAACAGGCACGAGAGATTGCTTTGTATCCTGACCGTTGGTCATGTTACTTCCGAACAATTGACGGCAAGCCGTTCAAATTGGACGAGCGACCATACCTTGAGGAAGTCTATCGCCACTTTGGTGCTACTGCCAAGAGCGACACTACCAAAATGATACTTCTAAAATGCAGTCGAAAGGTTGAGAAGACCGAGACGATATGTAATCTACTGCTCTACGGCCTTCTAAACATACCTTACTTCAACGCAGTATATACCGCCCCCCGACAACCCCAAGTGACGAGATTCGTCGAAGAGAGGCTCAATGGGGCCATGATGGGTAGCATCAATGATGGGTGCTTGATGAATGCCCGATTGAAGACGAGCGTTAGCCATCAGACATTCGATGTCGGTGCAAGGACACTAAACCACCTTTACGCCTATTCAAATTGGGGCGACGGCCACTCACTCTTGGGTATCGAGGCCGACCTATGCTGTGTTGACGAATACCAAGACTCGGATGGAGATGTCCTGCCGATGTTGGTTGAGATGCTCGCTCAATCCGATTACAAATGGGTAGTGGTATCGGGAACTGCTCGTGAGCAAGGTTCGGAGTTCTGGAGACTGTGGGAGAAGTCAACGAAGGGTGAGTGGGATTCGGAAACGGAAACATGGAGTCATGGCAAAAGTAACGCCGGAATCATCGGATACCACATCTCGCAGGTCATGCACCCTGATATTTCAGAAAAGGAGATAGCCCAAAAGAAGGAGACATATACGCCTCGTAGATTTGCAAACGAAGTTCTCGGTGAGTTCTTCGCAGGTGCTACGAAGCCTATTACATTCGATGAGGTCTTGCCGACATTTGACCGAGAGCGTGGAATCGTTCGTGGAGTCTTACCTCCTGAAAAGACATTCATGGGAATTGATTGGGGGCGTGAAACCACCGTGGTTATTATTGACGATAAGGGTAACATACTGAATGCAGTCAAATTGGATTCACGAGACACCGGTGAAGGTGACGAAGTGGAGATTCTCAAGCAAATGATTGTTGATTATAACTGCGTCCAAGTCGTTGCTGATATTGGATACGGAGCAAGACAGGTGAGGCAATTACAGGAAGAGTTCGGTGAGCGAGTTCGTTCTTGCTATTACACATCACGACCAATGACGCCATACGAATACAAAAAGCGTGACAACAATCGTCACCTAATTTTCATGTGCGTGGTTGACAGAACAACCTATGTCGAATTGACCGTGGAGGCAATCAAGAACAATGAGATTAGCCTTCCCTATCAAGATGAATCACTTGCTTGGGTGGCTCACGAATGGTGTTCCCTAACTTCATCTGAGGAATCGGATGCCAAGAATACCAAGCCCGTTAGAGGACAGACTTTGACCAAGTATGGACGAGACGGGGATGACCACGCGTTCCACGCACTACTCTATGCTCGACTTGCTCAAGAAGTCGGCGGCGACGGTGATGATTTTGTCATGAAGACCTTCGGCGCATAAGCCCTATGAGATGGGGGTATATAGTCTTTTGCTTCCTATATTGATTTTCCCCCTGTTTCTGTGGGCTTTCGCTACCGTCATAAACCATATCATGAAACAGGTTGTAGTATGGCGAACGCTGACGACATTCTTCTTGAGATGCTCAAGGGGCTTAAAGAGGATGTTAGCGTCATTCGGGACAACCATTTGGCTCATATTGGTGAGGATATTCAATCAATTAAG